AGATCTTTTATGGAATTCACCAAGTTCTTTCTTCACTCCGCATTTAGTGCAGATTTTCATTTAGTTATTCCGTAAGGCGATCTGATCGAGCTTCGATTCGATTCTTATCATGTGATCCTCCATCTTTTGTAAGGCGTTAGCTAGCTCTTGTCGTGGTACATACTTCTCAGCAAGACGTAGTTCAACACCGTCAATACGCTTGTCAATTTGATCCATACGTGAGATAGATCGTGAATTGATAGCCAAGACGCCACCACTAACACCGATAACAAGAGAGATGACTCCTGTAACAGCAGCTTCAATCATTTCTTTTGGTTGATGATATTTATCAGTTTAGTGCTATAGTCAGGATCGGTGGCGTATCTCTCTTGGACTAAAAGCCTGCAACATTCCTCTATGGAAGAGGCACGGTTGACTCCCCTATAGGTTTTGTAGTCCTTGTACCAGCGTTGCACTAAGTACGATACGCAGGATTGTAGATCAGGGAAGTTAAGGAAACCAGCCGTAATGGTGATCCACTTACCATCAATGAACTCCTTTGTCTCATGGTCAGTACCAGAACCCTTAAGACCAAAGTAGTTATGGGTACCAGAGGTGTGCTTGCCATAACCACTCTCTAATGCCCACTGAGCAGCTACTACTTGTGGGAACTTAGCACCTGCCTTAGAGGCTGCAGTGATAACTCCTTCCCAAGTGTTAGCAATGGTAGCTACGGGTTGTGGCGTGTTAGTAGGTCGGAAAGTCATGAACCAGCCAGTGCCTTGACCTTCTACTTCCCAACGTGGTAGCCAGTTCTTCCAGGAGTAGCTAACGTCTTTACCTCCCTTACCAATAGTAACGTACCCTCCGTTGACGTTATCCATCTCACCGTAGGGGTCATGGAATACACCATGCTCTCCTGTGTCACCGATGAGTAACATCCAGTGTCCACCACCCACCGGATTGGATACATGCCCCTTATGGAGGACGCCAGTCGCAACTGGATAGCCGTTCTTAAGCTCGTTAATAAGGTTTTGACGTGTGCCATTGGTGTAGAAGGTAGCAAAGACACCGTACTGCTGACAGGCTTTGACTTGACTTGTAGAGGTTGTAGTATCTCCATACTTCAGCACTGTACGGAGGTAATCATCATCAGCATTACTACCCTTGAGGGCATCAGGTAGGAGATACTTAACTGCCATCGAGCAAGTGCTCGAAAAACACATCCGATCTCCATGACCTGTTGCACTATCTGTTTGGGGGTAGTACTGCTTAACAGGCAGCAGTACCATGGTGATTACTTCCCTCTAAACGTACGACGAATACGACGCACTGTGTCATCTTCAGTACGAGTCTTACCGAAGTAAGCAGCAGCCATAGAGATGGCCTGGGTAACGCTGTTGGAACGACGCTTCTTAGTCATTCCCAAGTATTCAGATGTAATAAAAAGGACAAAGAAGGCAAGCGTCTCATAGGACACTTTAATGCCGAGGATGGTGATCATGATCAGCAATCGGTAGCGCCAGCAAACTCAGGAAGGGTTTTCAGGTGAAGGTATGCTTGTTTGATGGGGTTAGGTCCATCGAAGTCAAGCGCAAAGTTAATAACGTTTTGCTGAAGCAAGATACCATCCTTTTTCTTGTAGATAGAATAAGTAATAGTGCTATATTCTTTAGTCGAAAGAACACTGGTAACTTTGACGTAGCAATCAACAAAGTTAATAACTTGTTGAAAGTTGTCCGTCAGGGACAACGATGTTTGTAAAGCCATTGGATTAAAGTAAATAACGTAAAGATCTCAAAATTCAAAGCTTGAATTGGATGCCGGACAAATCAACATCCATAGTAGTACTACCAGAAAGAACGCTGACTGCCCCGTTTGAAGTAATCAGTACTCGTCTGATGATGTCGCCAGTAGTCCAAGCGGAAAAGTATTGACTTTCTGCTGGCCTGTATCCAACTGGCAGCGTAAACACAGCAGTCGCCGGATTACCGTTCGCAGTGCCCCTAATAATTACATGCCCATCAGGATTGATTCTAAAACCAACTGGAGCATATGGAGCGCCATAGCCATTTACCCATCCAGCCCCAAACGTAGTTACGGGTGTATATTCATACTCTCTGCCAACGCTAACAATGCCGCCTTTGACTTGGTTGTATTTAATGTCCGACAATGCGTAGACAGAAGCCTCCGGGGGTTGCATTACAATATTTGGCGCAAGCAAAGTGAGGTTTGCACTTTGAAAGATGTTGTAATGGTTGGCTCCAGCCAAAAGATCCCAGCGGCCTCCGCTGATTGTCAGGCCACGTAATTGGACAGGAGAGCTAGCAGTCAACCTATAACCATAAATCGGATCACCAGCAGCGAGTCTTTCCCCACTAACGCCCACAAAGGTAAATGGACCAAGAGCGGAGAGGCCGTCTACATAGCCATTTGCGATGGTGACGTAAGAACCTGCTGCTGCCGTAAGGTATCCACCAAGGAAAGACCAGCTTCCCATGCCTTCCGCATTGTCTAGGTAAATGCAGGCAGCATTGGCGTTTTCGGAAGCATTAACAAAAAAGAATCTTACAAATACATTGTCAATGTTTGACGACGTAACCAACGGCTCTGTCATCGTTGCATTGCTGTTTCCTATGGATGTATAGAAGCAGTGGATACCGGTACTCTGTCCATAATTCCAAAGGTTAATGTCTTCCCAGTAATTATCTTCGCTTGCAATGGAATAAACGTTGGCCACTTGGTAGCTGCCGTAAACGCTGATACGCTTGATTGAGTGGTAGCCAGCACTCGCGGAAGTAGACCTACCAAGAAGCAACCCAGACTGAGGATAAGGGCCGCCTTCTACGCTTTGAAGGCCAAGATCAGATATGGTACAAGATATTGATCCAACAAGACTAAGGATGGCAGTACCAGAGTGGTTTCCATAAATAGTTGTACTGCCTTGGTCGTAGGCACCAGCACCTCCAAACTTTCCAGCACCTTGGAGCGTGACATAGGACTTGACTGTTATCTTAGCAGTGGTTCTAAACTTACCAGCTGGAAAAGTTACAATACCACCTCTAGCAGGTAGTGAGTTAATCGCTGCCTGAATAGCACTAGTGGTATCATACGAACTCGTTCCAGCCTTAATAGCAGCGTGCTCACTCTCTGGAATAAAATCCAGCACACTCACCGTATCTTGCAGCTTTGATTCAACGGTGCGCTGCACAGCACCAGTACCAGCCTGGATGAAACCTCCACCCAAATCAGCTAGATCTCTTGTTTTAGTCATAGTAATAATTAGATAGAGTTGTTTGAATGGACTTCAACTACATCACCAGTAATTAACGGACCACTCAATAGTGTGATACTTGTTGTATTAGGTGTTGTGTAATCTACTCCTCGCTGTAGCAGTGCTCCATTAATGAATACCTGCTCTCTGTTAATTGTGTAACTTAATGCTTCTGCAGCATCACTGTTACCAGAGATTAGGGTAGCAGGAGAAGGTAATGTGCTGTATGTCTTCCTCCAGCGAGTAAAACTATAAGATGCAGATGGATTAGCTGCAAGATAGTTTACACAGCGTACTTGTACATTGTCGGCAGCAGTAAGGGCAACAGTAAAGGTGATTGTATTACCGTTATTTGCTGTGTAATCTACATTACGTTGTTGCAATGCACCGTTTAGGTATACCTGCTCTTTACCAACTTGATACTCTAATACAGCACCAGATGTACCGACAACTGTTTCACCACCAACAGCAGTATAAGACCAGTTGGTGTAACCTGGAGGACCAGATGCACCAACCCTACTATCTACATAACCTTTGGTTGCAGCGTTAGTATCAGCTGCAGGTGTCTGAAGGTTGATGATCTTATAGCCACCCATGTTAAGGTCACCAACCATAGGGTTAGAGCCATCAATGCTAACAGCGTTGTTATTGACTTCCTGTGTAACGTACAGGTTCTGGGTGAAGTTATCGTTTAGGTCCTTAGCTCGAATAGCAGAACCAGAAGAGAAGACAGCTGACAGTGCCTCATCATCAGTATCACGGTAGATACGGATGGAGGCTCCACTAGCAGGTGCATTACCTGCAGTAAACAGAACCTGACCACCTGTCTTAGTTGTATAGTTAAGGCTCTGTAGATTATAGTGAGTACCTGCAGTCTTCAGTACTCCCCCCACAGTAACCTTAATATCAGTAGATTCAAGCCACTTAAAGGTAAAAGAAAAGGGTCCTAAGTTGGACCCATTACCAGTGAATGTATTTTGTGTAGTTGCCATTTAGGGTTATCGGTACATTTGGGTTAGTCGCTCAATCTCTGCTTTACGACGATCAGCAGCCCTGGCAGCGTCATCAATACGACCCTGTTTCATAAGGTTCTTATTGGTCAGGGATTCTTGAATAGAACGCCACATCGGTTCATTCTCTTGCTGCATACGCATCTCAGCTGCTTTTTGAGCTTGAGACATGATATCATTCATCACTGAATAGACTTCACTTTGAGCTGCTTGGATCTCCTCAGATGGACGACCCTGAACACGCATAGCACGAATACGATCTAGTTGATCGTTATACTTCTTGTTCTTACTGAGTTTATCAAACTCCTTCCACAGTTTCTGCTCACCGATGTACTTATACAGTACCTCTCGTTCCTGTGGGGTGTATTCATGGTTACCAGAGGAGTCCTTACGGATCATCTGAACACCATCCCAACCGCTATCAATCAACCACTGACGCCAAGGCTCAGTACCTTCACTGATCTTAACTGGGTTAACAGCATTAAGCGCACGAAGGACTGGGTTATCGATGTCGTTGAGAGGCTTGCCTGTGTAGATATCAATCTGTTCAGGCAGTTGACTAGAGAAGCCAGGCACCCTATTGGTCACATAACCAACGAGGTCATTATAGATGTCCTTCTGGGAGCTTGTGATGGCATTATTGACAACACCAAGCGCACCGGACATAGGGATAGCAGCTCGTACTTCATTAGCAAGGAAACGTGTAATAGCAGTTTCATCACCGTTAGCAACAGCTACCACAGGCTCAAGACCAGCCACCCAGGACTTATTAACAAAGGTAGCAGAGAGTGTCCATGCCAACTTATCCACGAAGGACTCAGTAAGAGTAGAACCAATGTCACGGGAGTAGTAAGCTAGGTCACCAACAAGAGTCAAGATAGTATCAAGGGGTTCATAGCCAGCATAGCTCACCCACTTACCAGCAACATTGATAGTCTTAGGTTGCCAGTTAAAGTTATCACGGAGCTTCTTACGTTCACCAGCATTAACAGGACCATTACCACGGATGTTACCACCAAGGGCATAACCAAGCATACCGGAGGACAACAGTGCACCAAAGGCTACACGACCACGGTATTCAGCCTCAAGGCCCTTGAAGATAGCCATACCATTAGGTACACCATCATACGCAATACCGTGCTCCATAAGAGCTTCTTTGATCTTGTCGATGTCATCACCAGCCCACAGTACCTTGGAGTACCGGTTCATACCAGGTAGAGTGGCGATAGGTGTGTAAGACATAGCCATCTTGATACCATTAACACCTGTCTTGGGGAACATGAAGAATGGCTTGAGGATAGGCAGTTTGTTAATACCACGAGTCAACCACATAGCAGTCTCATCGTCAAGGTTAAGTGCAATCTCTCCAGCAGCATTCTTAGCAGCAGCGTCGGTAAGGTTACCGAGAGCATCAAAGGACTCATCATAAGCCATCTTCTCAGCCCTAGCCAGCTGTTGGGCTAGTTCAGAGCCCTTATAGCCAATACCAGAGATCTCATCCCAAGCCCTAGCACGAGCCATCTGAGAGGCTACAGTAGTCTGTACATAAGCGTCAGAACTAATCATCGCATTGGTAGCGTATTTAGACCAACGCCAGTTACCAAGGTCATACATAAACCGAACAAAACGGTATTGTGCAAGACGACCCCAGTTACCATCCTTTTCATACACCTGTTCCATATTGGCCAAGGTGTCCCAAAGGTTAGGGTTGTAGTCAGTAACAAGGTCCTCACGTGCTAGTTCACGGAAGTCCATCTGACCATCATTACCCCACTTACCGTTATTCCAGGTACGCTTAAACGTATCCCAGGAATCATTCAGTGCACGCTTATTAGTCTGCCAGAATGAACCATAGACATGGGTAGCTTTACGGAGATCATCAACAGTGTTACGGCCCATCAATGCACCAATACCAGTACCAAGATATGCGTTACTAGTACGAAGGGTAAGTGCAACAGTGTTACCAGTAATAGCTTTGAGAGCAGAGATACCAGACAGCATGTTGTTATAACGAACTGCCCATACACCTTGTGCAAAGGCATTCAAACCTTCATCACCACTCTTAAGAAGACCCATGGGGCTAAGTTGCTTAGCACTCCACTTCATCAGCTTATCAAGGGTATCCACATCACCCTTAGA